ACCAACCCGCACGAGTCCCCGAGCCCCGCGCAGACACCCGCCACCTTCCGCCGGATCCTGCGTACCGCATCGACGCCGACCCCGCCCCCGGTGACGACGATCGACCCGACCCGGTATGACAACAACGGCATCCTGACGCTTGTCCCGGGCGGCACGAACACATCGACGATTCAGCGGGTGTGGCTGTTCGCCACCAACGTGACCACGGCGCAGATCGCTGTGCAGTACGGGCAACAGACGTACGGGTCTCTGGCAGCCGCCGTGGCAGCCGTAGGCAAGGAACCGTTTACCCCGGCACCGGTCGCGTCCGTAGGGGCGCTCATCGGTTACATTGCGATGATCCGGACCGCAACCAACCTGTCGGACCCGGCGCAGGCGACGTTCATTCGCGCCGGCAAGTTCGCCACCCCGTAGGGAGGTAGCCATGCCCGTTATCAACCCGGTGGATCCAGAGGTTCCGATCCCGATCCCGGGACCGTGTTCCTGGCCCATCGATACGACGTGCTGCCCCGGCTGGGGGGACTTCAGCGCCGACGTACGCGCGCGCGCCACGAGCCTGGCGACGTTCGTCCTTGACGCGCTGACCGGCCGCCGGTTCGCCCAGTGCCCGGTGAACTACCGGCCGTGCGGACCCAAGTGCGCTGGAGGGGCGGGCTACATGGTGTGGCCGGTCGGCATGGGGACGGTCGGCGGCGGAACGATGCCGTGGATGATCCCGTACGTCGACGGGGGTCTGTGGCGCAACTGCGCGTGCCCCGGGGCGTGCTCCTGCGCAGCGTCCTGCGAGGTGCCGTTCCCCACGTCTGTGGCGTCCATCGAGCGCGTCACCATCGACGGCATCGAGCTGGCGTCCACGGCGTACCGGCTCGACTCGTGGCGTGGCCGGCCGATGCTGGTCCGCACCGATGGTGAGTGCTGGCCACAGTGCCAGAGCATGGACGCCAGTCCGGAGGACGTCGGCTCGTTCGTCATCGTCTACCGTCCGGGTCTCCCGCTCCCGCTCGCCGGTCAGATCGCAGCCGGTGACCTGGCGTGCGAGTTCGCCCGTGCGTGTGCCGGGGCGGAGTGTTCCCTGCCCGGACAGCTGGCGTCGCTCACCCGCAACGGCGTGGACCTGGAGATGGTCGACCCGACCACGGTGCTGGACGAGGGCAAGACCGGCATTCAGTCGGTGGACCTGTTCATCCATGCCGTCAACCCGTACCGGCTCACGCAGCGGTCCCGGGTCGCGTCGCCCGACACGTTCCGGGGGAGGTTCACCGTATGACCGTCGCCATGGATCTGGCGCAGACACTGCTGCTCTGCTTCCAGAACGAGCTGCAAGCCCCGCACCCGAAGCCGATCCTTCCGCAGCACGTCATGCTGCGCCCCGGCGCCCAGGTGACCCCGCTGCTGTCGACCAACGACGACGAGTGCTGCCGGGGCCTGGGATGGGTGCGGATCGCGAACATCGGCGGGGTGAAGGAGATCAACTCGACGGCTGCCCGGGACGCCCGGTGCTTCGGCCAGGAGCGGATCCTCGACCTGGAGCTCGGAGCGGTGCGCTGCGCCCCGACACCCGGCCCCTCCGGCCTTCCGTCGGAGGACGCGTGGACGGCCGTGGCGCTCCTGCTCGACGAGGACTACGGAGCCATGGAGAGGGCCGTGTGCTGTGCGTTCGAGGACTGGGACGATGTGGCGGTGGGCGACTATACGCCGCTCGGGCAGGATGGGAACTGCATCGGCGGGACGATGATCGTGCGGATCGTGATGGAGGCGTGCTGCTGATGGCTGAGACATGGGTTCTGGTTCGGGCGACCCGGTCGTTCATGGACGTCCGGCAGGGCGACGAGTCGTTGATGCCGCTCGACGACACCGTGCAGGGGTGGATCAACGCCGGCCACGTCATCGTCCTCGACGAGCTGAGACAGGAGGACTCCGATGGCCCGGATCCGGTTGGACCAGGCAGCGCTGAACCGGACGATGAGGAACGCGAGCCGGACGAGGGGTGACGCCGACGCACGGGCCGTGGTGAACCGGGCCAAGGTGCTGGCGCCGGTCGACACCGGCCGGCTCCGCGCGTCCATCCGGCTGGAGCGTCGTTCGTTCCTGGGGTTTCGCACCCGCTGGACGATTGGCTCCGACGTCGAGTACGCCCCGATGGTGAACGACGGCACGCGACCGCACCTGATCCGGCCGAAGAACGCCAAGGCGCTCCGCTTCAAGATGGGGGGCCGGACCGTGTTCGCCAAGGTGGTCAAGCACCCTGGTACCCGGGCGCGCCCGTTCCTTGACCGGGCTCTACGGGAAGTGGCCAGGGCCCGGGGGTACGACTTCAAGCTGGAGCGGTAGCCTGGGAGAATGGACGACGACTCCCGCACCATCACGATGCAGATCAAGGGTGAGGCCTACCGCTTCGCCCCTCTCGACCCCGAGGACCTGGGGCGGTACAAGCTCCTCGGGCTCATGGACGTCTCGGACGGGGTCCAGACGAAGGCCCTGTTCACTCTCCTGCGGAAGTCCCTCGGGGACGACGTCTGGGATGGGCTGGCGATGCGGTTCGTAACCGAACAGGTCCCCCTGAAGACGGAGCTTCCCCGGATCTTCAAGAAGCTGGTGAACGCGGCCGTCAAGGACGTTCAGACGTCCGCCGATGGGGAGTGAGTCGGCAGCCCTCTCCCGCAGCCCCCTCCCGGTCAACCTCGGGGGTCACGTAGTCAGCCTGCCGTGGCGGCCAGCCGCAGTCTGGGCGACGAGCAACCTGGCCGTGCTCGCCGCTCAACTGGCGGAGCCTGCTGACCGGGACCGGATCGCCGAGTGGCTGCTGAAGGAGCCGGATGTAGCCGAGGCGATCCAACAGGAGTCCCTCCGGATTCTCGGGCAGCAGACGGGGCGGAAGTGGTGGGAAGGCGCCCGGCTGCTCGCCACGTCGACGGGCCCGGAGATCCTCGGTCACCTGACATTGGCTGGCGTCGACCCCTGGGCGGTGTCAGTGGGCCAGTGGTGCGCGGCTACGTACGCGCTGTGCACGAAGGACGCCAACGAGAGGGGGCGGCTGCGCTTCGACTTCTCCCTGTCGATCCCCCCTAGGGGTTACGAGGACGAGTGGGATGATGGAGCCGACGATGCCGGGCAGATCGCTGCGGCTGTAGCAGGGATGATGGGGTGAACCGTGGCATCCGAAGCTGAAGTCGATCTCCTGATCTCCACTGCCGGCGCGCTACCGGAGCTGGAGCGGGACCTCTCCCGGATCATCCGGGAGGCGGAGAACGACGCCGACACGATCGACCTGGAGGCGGCACTCGACACCCGGGGCACGGTGCGTCAGCTTGGCCTCCAACTGGACCGGGTCGTGGCGTCTGCGGAGGGCAACGTCGACGGCATCGAAGTCGGCGTCCTGATCGACCAGCGGGAAGCGCTGCGCACGCTCGATCGGCAGCTGGAACAGATCGTCGACACCACCAACCGGGGAGGCATCGTCGATGACCCGGTGACGATCCAGGCAGTGCTGAACCCCGACGCTCTCCGGGAGGTGAGCGGTGAGCTGAACCGGGTCATCGCCACGATCCAGGCGACCGACCCGGAGATCGAAGTCGACATCGACATCGACGAGGAGGCTCCCCGGAAGGTCGACGACCTGTCGGACCGCTTCGCCACGATGGGACGTACGGCCCGGACCGCTGCCAAGGGAGCCGGCATCCTGACCGGCAGCGTGGCAGCCCTGTCCGTCGGCGTGGGGTCCCTGGTGCCGCTCCTGGCGTCCGTGGTCAGCACCCTTCAGCAGGTGGCACCCGCAGCGGCGGTCGGCACGCAGGCGATGCTGGCGCAGCAGCTCACGGCGGGCACGCTGAAGCTCGCCATGATCGGTGTGGAGGACGCGATCAAGCGTGCCTTCGACCCGGAGCTGTCCCCGGACGAGTTCCACAAGTCGCTGAAGGACCTGGCGCCGGAAGCCCGGCTGTTCGTCGACGAGCTGCACACGATGCGACGCGAGCTGAAGTCCGTACAACAGGGCGTGCAGAACCGAGTCTTCAAGGATCTGGACGAGTCTCTGCGATCCCTCGGGCAGGTCACCGCTCCGGTCGTCACGACCGCGCTGAACCAGACGGCGAACTCCTTGAACCGCATGGCCAAGGGGGTGGTCGAAGCGGCCAACGGGCTGTCCGCTTCGGGCATCTTGGGTCAGGCGCTCGACGGTGCTACGCAAGGGCTGACCAATCTGGAGGCGGTGCCGGGGCGCGTGGCCGTGTCCTTCACCACCCTGGCGGCCGGCGCCGCCCCGGCGTTTGACCGGATCACGCAGGCCATCGACGCTGTCACGCTGCGGATTCAGGACAAGTTGCTGCGGGCGCTCGACGACGGGTCGCTTCAGCGGGCCATCGACGGGGCTGTGTCCAGCATCGGACAGCTCTTCACCATCCTCGGCAACTTCGGCGAGGGTCTGGGCAACATCTTCGGCGCACTCACGCAGGATGGCGGGGGTCTGTTCGACGTCCTGGAGAAGATCTCGGAGGCGTTCGTCCGCCTGACAGCGTCCGAGGCGTTCCAGTCCATCCTGAATGAGTTGGTGCTCACCTTCCAGACGCTCGTTGATAACGTGCTGCCGCTGGTCCAAGAGGCCTTCGTCCAGCTCGCCCCGGTCATTCAGGAACTCGCCCCGGTCATCCGGGAGTTCGTCACCGCCATTGGTCCCGAGTTGATCCCGGTAATCCAGGAACTCGGTCCGATCCTGGTCGACATCGCCAAGATCCTCCAGGAGCAGCTGCCCTTCGCGATCGAGTTCACCAAGGGTGCACTCGACACGCTGGTCGTGGTACTCGCCGGCGTCCACGCGATCCTTCAGAACGTGGTGATCCCGATCGTCCGACTGGTGGCGGACGTCCTGGATTCGGAGTTCGTGAAGAGCATCGCTGCTGCCTCCCGGTTCATCGCCGAGAACATCCCCCGCATCGGAGACGTCTTCGAGCGGCTGAAGCAGGTGGTGGTTCTCTCCGTGACGACCATGGCCGCCAACGCGGTGGCGGCAGCCACGGACTTGAAGAACCGGTTCGTCCGGGCGATCACCGAGCTGGTCAGCGATGCGGTCTCCGAGTTCGACCGGCTGCCCGATCGCATCCTGGGCGCCCTGGCCGGCCTCGTAGGGAGCATGACCGGGCTGGGCCGTGACGCAGTCCGAGGCTTCGCCATCGGTCTCGCGAGCGGTGTCGGGGAGATCCTCAGCATCGCCCGGGGCATCGCCGAGTCGGTCACCAGCACCATCTCCAGCGCGCTCGACTCCCACTCGCCTTCCCGCAAGACCCGGAAGGAGGGGCAGAACGCTGGCGATGGTCTCGCCCTCGGCCTGAAGGACTCCAAGGGCAAGGTGAAGAAGGCTGCGGAGGAGCTCGCCGGCGTGGTGAAGGACGTCGCTACCGCCGAGTTCGCCAACCCCGCCACGAAGTTCTTCGAGGCGGTACAAGAGCAGGTGGGCCGGGCGGTAGGCGAGGTGTTCAACGGACCCTCCGTCGACATCAAAGCGCCCATCGTCAAGTTCTTCGAGAACATGGAGATCGAGGTAGGGCGGGCGGTTGGAGAGGTTCTGAATGGGCCCTCCGTCGACTTCAAGGGCCCGATCCTCCAGGGCTTCCAGGAGTTGCAGGAAGCGGTAGGC